TAAGGTTAACTAACTACCACATATATATATACAACTTATGTCGTTGTCACGAGTGACCAACGAGCATCAGTTGAAGTACAGTAACAACAGTAAATAAGAACAGCGAACAACAGTGAGCTGAATAACTAACAACAGTAATAAAAAGGGTGGGTTTAAGAATCACCCCTTCGTCATGATAGTCGCAGAACTATCTGACAATAGGGGGGTTATGTACACCACTATAACAGATCAAGGGAACATTATGATACCAATAGGCTTAAGAATATTAAAAACGCTATATAAAGCGAAAAAGAAGATAGGAAAAGGATCTGCAGTAGTAGCAGACAAAGTAGGGAAAGCAGGGTTTACAGGAACGTCTCAGGCGATTACAGGGGCATCTAAAAAGGTACACCAAGGAACTAGATTCGTAGGAAAAAAAATCAAAAAGAATCCTAAGACAGCTTCATTTCTAGGTGGTGCTATAGGTATGTCATTTCTTGACGATTAATGGCTAAGCAAAACTTTAATAGTTTTATTCCTAGAGATAAGCCTAAAAGTCGACCAGGAATCCACAAAAAATCGAAATCGAAGTCGGAAAAACTACAGCAAAGTCACAATAGATATAAAGGACAGGGCAGATAATTATGAGATCATATTTACAATTACCAGTTATCAAAGAGCTATCAGCAAAAATGTTAAAAAAAAGCTGGAAGAAACGTGATGCATTGGTAAAAAATTTAAAAGATCCTAAGTTTAGAGCAAAAGCTAAGCTTAAAGACTACAAATCTAGCATATAATGGCTAAACGTGGACTTTACGCTAACATTCACGCCAAGCGAAAGAGAATCGCTGCAGGTAGTAAAGAGAAAATGAAGAAGAAAGGGTCAAAAGGTAGACCTACTTCAGCAACTTTTAGGAGAGCAGCTAGAACTGCTAAGAAATAATGGCACAAACAGCAGCATGGCAAAGAAAAGCAGGTAAAAACCCAAAGGGTGGCTTAAATGCTAAAGGTAGAGCTAGTTATAAAAAACAAACTGGGGGAACTTTAAAAGCTCCTAGTAAAAAAGTAGGGAATAAGAGACGTGCATCGTTCTGTGCTAGAATGACTGGCATGAAGAAGAAGCTTACCTCTGCTAAGACTGCAAGAGATCCTAATAGTAGGATTAATAAATCATTAAGAGCTTGGAACTGCTAATGAGAGATACAAAATCAATACAAAATTACTTGAAAGAGAATTACAAAAGAATACAAGAAATGAGCCTATTCAGAAACCTTAAAAAAGAAGTCGTAATAGGAGCTAATGGGACTCAATCTTATATTATTAAAAAAGGCCCTAATAAAAACAAGGTAGCAAAATGAAAAATAAATTAGAAAAACTAGCGACACAAATGATGAGCTTAACTCCAGAAGAAGGAGAGCAATTAGCCTTAATTATTAAAGCTAAAGCTATGCCAGAGATAGCTAAACAACAACAACAACAGCAACAGCAACAAGGATTATTACAGCAGAATCCTCAAGCTCAACAACAAATGGCTCAAATGGGTCAAAGACGTGGTGGTCAACAACCCATGCCTAACGCAAGAATGGCTGCTCAACAAGGTTTATTAAAATAGGAAATAATTATGCCAATGGTAGGAAAAAAGAAATACCCATATTCAAAAGCTGGTAAAAAGAAAGCTAAGATGGCTGCTAAAAAAACTGGTAAGAAAGTTAAAAGAGGTTACTAATGAAAATATATAAAGGCGATCAAAACTTTATGAAGTCACCTCCAAAGAAACCTTCTATGGTAAAACAAATAATGAAGAAGGGTATCAAGTTTGGAGCTAAAGTTGCATTTAGTCCAATAACTCTTGCAATAGCAGCTACTCCACAAATATATAAATTAGGTAAAGCTAAAAAATTTAAATATTCTAAAGTAAGACAGTTTGATAAAAGAGGAAGAAAAGCATAATGTCTGAAGAAATAAAAAAAGAAGATGTTAAGTCTACAAACTTAGGTGGTAAAAGACCTGGAGCTGGTAGACCTGTAGGTGCAGCCACTAAGAAAAAGTGGAAATCTATGGAAGATATGGCAGATAAATATCAACATTCTCCTTTGGATTATCTATTAGCTGTGTTAAACAATCCTATGAGCTCACCTGAGCGTAAAATGTATGCAGCAGAGAAGGCAGCTCCATTTGTTCACCCTAGGTTAGCATCATCAACGTCTAAAATAGGAACAGATGAACCAATCGCAATCAAAGTCTCTTGGCAAAAAGACGACTAAAGACAAAGTTGCTAACATAGAAATACCCTATAAGCCAAGACCTTATCAACTAGACGTACACAACTCATTAAAAAGATTTAGTGTTCTAGTATGTCACAGGAGATTCGGAAAATCAGTACTAGCTATAAACGAATTAATTAAGACAGCAGCAGATAAACCAAGATCCTTATGTGCATTTATTGCACCAACTTATCGTCAAGGTAAGAGTATCGCTTGGGAATATTTGAAACAATACACAGCACCATTAATGAAATTTGGTGGTAGCAGAAACGAAACAGAATTAAGAATAGATCTATTCAACAACTCACGTATACAAATCTTTGGAGCAGATAATCCTGATAGTATTCGTGGAATGGGATTTGATAGTGTTGTGATGGATGAATATGCTATCATGTCACCTAGAGTATGGACTGAGATTGTAAGACCAGCAGTATCTGATAAATTAGGAAAGGTTTTATTTATTGGTACTCCAATGGGACATAACCAGTTTTGGGAAGTATTTGACTTTGCACAACGTGGTCATAAAGATTGGTATGGGAAACTATATAGAGCTTCTGAAACAGGGGTAATCCCAGCTGACGAGCTACAACAAGCTAAGGATATAATGAGTCCTGAGCAGTACGAACAAGAATTTGAATGTTCATTTACTGCTGCAGTATCAGGAAGTTACTTTGGAAGATTAATAACTAAAGCAGATAAAGAAAAAAGAATTGGTGAAGTACCTGTAGACGAAGCTGTTGGTGTAGAAACTTGGTGGGACCTGGGTATTGGAGATTCTACTGCAATATGGTTTGCACAAAGAATTGGAGATGAAGTTCATTTAATAGATTATTACGAAACTTCAGGTGAATCATTAGCACACTATGCAAATATCTTAATGGAAAAAGATTATGCTTATAGTAGACATATAGCACCTCACGATATAATGGCGAGAGAGTTAGGAACAGGTAAATCAAGATTAGAAGTTTCAAGAGAATTAGGTATTGACTTTGAAGTAGCACCTAAGTTAGAAGTAGATCATGGAATCGAATCTGTAAGAAATACATTACCTAATTGTTATTTTGACAGAGTTAAATGTAAAACAGGATTAGATGCTTTGAGACAGTATCGAAAACAATGGGACGACAAGAATCAAGTTTTTAAAAATAAACCTCTACACGACTGGTGTTCACACGCAAGTGATGCATTTAGATACGGATGTGTACACGACCCAATTGATACATCAGACTGGGATAAACCAATTAATATAGATACAAAATACGTAGTATGAAAAACAAAAAATCAAATCAAGAAATATTATCAGTAGTAAGCAGAGAAATACATAACGCATCAGGATACATTGGTGGAGAACTTGTATCTGCTAGAAAAAAATCATTAGAATATTATTTAGGCGAACCTCTTGGCAATGAACAAGAAGGTCGTTCTCAAGTTGTTTCTAACGATGTTTTAGATACAGTAGAAAGTTTAATGCCATCATTGATGAGAATTTTTACATCAGGTGATAATGTATTTAACTGTGAAGGTATGGGGCCAGAAGATGAAGAAATGGCTAGACAATGTTCAGATTATTTAAACTATATTTTCTATAAAGAGAATGATGGTTTCCTTTGTTTATATACAGCATTCAAAGACGCATTAATTCAAAAAAACGGAATCTTAAAAGTATATTGGGACAATGCAGAAAAAACTGAAAGAGAAGAATATACTAGATTAACTGATGATGAATTTAATGATCTTGTTGCAGATGCAGAAGTTAAAGTTTCAAATCATACTCAATACGAAGAAGCTATTACAGATGATCGTGGTCAAGAAATTGATAAAATTCCTTTACACGATATAGTAATTCATAGAACAAAATTATATGGAAAGGTTAAAATAGAACCAGTTCCACCAGAAGAATTTCTAATTGAACGTAGATGTAAGTCAATTGATACTGCAAACTTTGTTTGTCATAGAGTAAACAAAACAAGAACAGAATTAGTTGAGATGGGTTATGATAAAGATTTAGTTGACTCGTTACCTACTGGTGATGGAGATTTTTATAGTGAAGATAAATTTACTAGACATCAAAGCGTAGACTTTTCTCATGGAGAAACAAGTGGAGATAAAAGTACACAAGATGTTTTAATTCATGAGTGCTATGTTAGAATGGATGCAAATGGAGATGGTAAAGCAGAACTATTAAAAATTTGTGTAGCAGGTGATGGTAAAAAACTTCTTGATATGGAAGAAATAGATACAATGCCTTTTATATCTATGACTCCAGTTATCATGCCTCACAGATTCTATGGAAGAAGTGTAGCTGAATTAGTAGAAGATATTCAATTAATAAAATCAACTGTAATGCGACAAATGTTAGATAATATGTATTTAACAAATAACAACAGAGTTGCAGTACAAGATGGACAAGTGTCTATGGATGATCTCTTAACGAATCGTCCTGGAGGAATTGTAAGAACAAAACAACCTCCTCAAAATGTAATGATGCCTATTCAGGCTCAACCTATTACAGAACAGGCAAGTGGTATGTTATCTTATTTAGATTCTGTTAAAGAGTCTAGAACAGGCGTAACTAAACAATCACAAGGGCTAGATTCAAATGCACTAAGCAGTACAGCAACTGGTCAAAACCAAGTCTTAACACAATCGCAAATGAGAATGGAGTTAATAGCCAGAATTTTTGCTGAAACTGGTGTAAAAGATTTAGCCTTAAAAATGTTTGAACTTATTTGCAAATATCAGAATAAAGAAAAAATAGTAAGAATCAGAGGAAAGTATATTCCTATGAGACCTTACGAATGGAAAGACAGAGTTAATATCACAGTACAAGTAGGATTAGGTACTGGATCA